TTTCTTGTTGTCCATTATTAAATTCTTTTACACGAAATAACATCATTCTGTGTGCAGCATCATATTCTACCAGAGTTTTTTTGTTATCTGGAGATGCAATATCTTGCAATATAAAATCATTTGGATTAAAAGCTGCTAGTGCCATCTTTTCTGTCTATTCCTATTTTAATATTTAGAATGCTTTGATCATCCACTTGACCCATGTGTATGGAGTTAAAAGTGGAACTTTATTTTGTGGACTGAGTTCTGGTGTTGGAATCAATTGCTTATTGCTTGACAATACAAATGTTCCAGGTAGTATTTCCAAACCAGTTTCTAATGCAGTAAATGTTACATTTACTGTATCTGTGCTTGGAGTTCCAGATTTTGCGATACCTTCAGGTGAAGAATGCCCATAGCTATATGTGGTTTCTAAAACTCCTGGTTGAATCAGTGATAAGAAATGACTATGTTTTGATTTTTCTGCTGGAGTAAATCCTTTAATTCCAATTTCTTTTTCTGGAATATCAACAGCAGCAACCCATCTACGTTCACTTATAGATAATCCATCCCAATCAATAAAACTTCTAATTTCATTATAATTTGCTGTTCCTCCGTTAGCAGGATCAAATGCATCAAATTTAATAACAACTCTACTTAAATATCCAGAATTTGGAATATATTGTCCCTGAAAATAAACACCACCACCTGCAATATCTGGGTCTTCAATTTCGCCAGAATGGTTTTCATATTTGTAATACCAGTCAGGACCTTGTTCTGGATTATTTGGAGTCTTAATGGTATCATTATCGGTACTATTAACTCTACTTGTAGCATACCCCCACAAGTTAATAATTGCAGTTTTTGTTCTAGTTTGTGAGTTAACAGGAGTTGCTGGGTCAAAATTCCAAATAGCATTTAATTTATCTCCATTAACACCACCTCTTCTTCCCCAGAAAATAATACCTTTATTTCTAGCTGGGTCTGGTTGTCCAGTAATTAAAGTGTGAGTGTGTAATGGAATATCAAAAATTCTTACTGAACCAATACTAATAGGAGCAGTAATGCCTCCAGAAGTTGTAAATTCGATGCTATCGGTTACATCATTATAACCTTGTGTTCTAATATTAGCAACAGTAAAGTATGGGCTTTCTTGTGCTTTTTGACCAGCAGCTGGGGTGTAAACTTGTTCCAACTCTGTGTTTTGTAATCCATCATAACCAGGATCATCAATTGTATCAATAAACCACATACCACCTACACATCCAGCTCTTTGTCCACTAATATTACCAGAAGTAGAACCTTGTGGAGAATAAGTTGGATTGACAATTGGCGAAGATGAAGATGAAGAATCAACAACACCAGTTCCTAGAACTTTTCTATTTCTCATATCTGGCAAGAAGAATTCACCAGTGATAGCATCTTCTCCATAATATGCGGCAGTTCTTCCATTATTAGTAAATAATTCCCATAATAATGGATAATCTTCTTTACTTACTGGTCTTCCATCACAATAAATCCAACCATGAAAACGTGAGTTGATATTTCCATCAAGATCACCCCAGTTATATTCTGCTGTGGTATCTTTAAATACTGGCATCATTGATCCAATAGGAAGACCATCGAATTTAGTAGAGAATCTACCAAGCTGGGCTCCAGTTTCATCTCTAACAATAGGTTGAATACTACTATACCACTGTCCTTTAATAATATCACCAGGATCTGCTGCACTATAAACTGTAAATGTAGTAGAATAACTACCAACAAAAAGTTTTGTTGACTTTGGCAAGCCAGGAATTAAACTAGAGAATAATCTAATTTGAATAAATTTACCATTTTGAACAGAAGCTTTACTATTTTCTGTTGCTTGTAGCCAAGAAGCACTAGAAATACTAGCTAAACTATCAGCAATTCTTATCTGTCCTCCATTAGTTAAATATGCATCAACATCTTGTCCATCTGCAAGACCAGTAATTTCTACAATTTCATCACTGGCTACAAATGTTCCAGCATCTCCACTCTTAGTCGTAAACGTAAATGGATCTGGAGTTGTTGCTGCATTTCCAGCTGTTTGAACAAACCATGTAGTTGTATAATTACCAGCTGTTACATTAAATGTCCAAGATTTACCAATAATATTTGGAGCATCATATACTAATCTAATAGTATCTCTATTTTCAACAGTTACTGTATTTGTGTCTAACAAAACATCATTTTTAATAATTTTGATATATTGTTCATCATCGCTAAGTGGATCATCAACTGTAAATGTTACAGGCTCAGATAAACCATTAATTCTAATGGTATTTGGTGATCTAGTTCTTGTTCCTGGATCTACTGGTTCTGGAGATAAGAATAAAAATTCTTCTGGATTTACATCAGGTGCTGGTCTCGTAGTGACATTATAAACATAACCAGTTGGGTCTGTTCCTACACGAATTCTGGTGCTTACGGTAGTGCTATAACTTGTGGAAGCTTCCATCCTAACTTTAAAATATTCTCCATTACCAATTAATACAGGATTTTGATCGTCGGATGGATCTAGCCAAGCACCACATACTTCATTGACATCACAAACAGATATTTCTACATTGTGTTCTGCTACAGCTGTTGCTGTGATGGCCGCTTTTGTATTAATGCCAGTTATTTGAACCCGATCACTTTCAACTACGTTTGGGGTATAATCTACATCAGTTTTTTCTGCATCAATTGGGGTACTTGGTTCTACATTAGTTTTGTCTGGAATTTCATAAACATTATCGGGAAATGTATCTGGTTTTTCTTTTGTTGTTATATTCCAGAATAATGTTCTCGTACCTACTGTAAGTTCAACAACATAGGTGGTTAAAAAACTATTTCCTGGTGAAGCTTCAAGATAGAGCCATTGACCATCTGTTACAAATCCACTAGCTCCTTGCGGTTGGCAATTTTGTTGATTTTCATCACAAAGATAAAATTGAGCATTTTGTGTTCCTCTATTGAATACCACAACATCTACAATTCCAGTAATATCAGTAACTTGAATTTTGTTTGACTCTATAGTAATTGCTGGTTCAGCATCAAATTCATCTTCAAAAGTTCCAATGAATATTGGTGTTCTATCTTGAGGAGGATAATAAATTATGACCTCTCCATCTTCTTTAGGACCAGCTCCAAAATTACCATAATTATAATCATCAAGTAAAGTAACGTAAGATGAATTATAATATGCTCCACCACCAGTTCCTCCAGTAGCATCTAAGTCATCAGATTGCAATAATTCTCCAGTATCTCCAAAGAAACCACCACCACCAGAAGTATCATCACGCTTTTCTGTTATGATATAACCACCATTACCATATCCACCGCCGCCACCACCAGCGCCACCACCTTGTGCTGTATTTGTGGCTCCAATATTTCCATTTAAAGATAATCCAGAAAGAGTAGATTTGACAATACCAAAATCGCTATTATCCTCATTAACAAGACTCCAGTTTGCATTCTGGAATGGTTCTTGAGTGCTAGTATCATTACCAGCACCACCTCCACCAGCTCCGCCGCCAGCTAAAACTAGTAATGTTTCTACTTCATTATCATTTTCATCCAATTGAACAATTGTGATAGCAGCAGCTCCACCGCCTCCACCACCGCCACCAGAACGGTCGGAATTTGCTGTTCCAGCAGCGCCACCATCTCCACCTTTTGCATAACCAGCTCCACCAGCTCCGCCAGCAGCTCCACTGACAGCAGAAATTCCATCTACACCTGCTTTTGGTGCATATACACGGATCTTTCTATATGATCCAAATAACAATTCATCTGAAAGACTAATGTAACCTCTCAATACATTACCTTTTCCTCCTCTTCCACCAAAGCTATTTGGAGCATCATCTCCACCATTTCCACCACCAGCACCTACTAAAACAAAATATAGTTGTGCTGCAAATTGAGGGAATTCAAATTCATCATAAAAAGTTGATCCTCCCCATTTTCTATAAATCCAATCCTCCCCCTCTTTATTAAATATTAACCATTCATCTTCATAGAAATTAGTTGCTGTTCCAACTCTTACTGCAGTTGAAGCAAAATCTCCGTAATTTGTTGGAGACGATCCTCTTGCTGATAAAGTAACAGATCCAGTTGGTGTTGATGGTCTTGGTATGTTTATAGTATTTGTTGAATATTGAATTAATGGAGTTTTTATCTGTGATTCTCCATTATCAGAACTTACAAATCCATTAATATTTACATCATAACCAGATAATGGAACATTATCTTCATATGTATCTGATGGTTCTGCATCGTAAATATTTTTCAGTTTAAATTCATATGGTTTAGTTCTAGCAATTCTTGTTTTTAATGTTATAGTATCTTCTTTATCATTTTCAGACCTTAGTAATACTGATGGTCCTTGTGTAGGATTACCTAAAGAACTACCAAATGGTGGTCCCAAAAATCTAATAATACTACTTACCGTTGTATTATAATTATCTGGAGATGCGAACTGAACATTTACAATATCATCATTTATTACATAAACTCTATCTGACCACTCTGTATACTCATATGAGCCATTAACTAATCTTTGCCTTCTGATTCTTGCTCCTGCTTTTGCAACAATACATTCAATTTCTACAGTCTTTCCATCTACATCATCTGTGTTAATACCATCAACACCAATATTAACTCCAGGAAGCAAAGTATCATTTGTTACATTAATTAAAGTTTCATTTGTATTAATTTCATCATATGCTCCAGCTGGATATTCAGTTCCTAGTCCACTAACGGTAAAATCACATCTATAAACAAAATCTGGAAAATCTTGAATAAAACTTGGTTCCGCAAAATTAAACGTGTGAGTGCTTGATACAGTGACTTCATCTCCATCAGATATAATATAAATTGGAGATAGTGAGAATTGATCTGGATATCTATCAACTTCAGTCCACATATACCAGTCATCAGTGACTGTAGCCATAGTTTGAGTTATATCAGAAGTTTGTGTAACACCTGCTATAACTTTTGAATATCCCCAAGTTCCTTCAATGTTATTTTCTCTAAAATTAGGGAATCCAGTTGATGTTTTTTCTCCTGCTACTGAATATACAGTTATTACAGATTTTGTTTTAGTTGTATATGTTTCACCAATTTTAACTCTACATTTGATAGTATCTCCAGCAAATACATTTAATAATGGAGAGTTACTTGCATCTATCCATGTTGCTCCATCATCTTTGGAAATTTGACCATCAAATGTTACTGATGCTCTTAAAATACCATCTGCATCAACACCATTTGGAGTAGTTGTTGATAGTGCTGTTACTGGAATATTAAAATATTTCCATCCACCAAACTCATCTGCCGTAATATCAACATAATCAAAGAAAAAGAATTGAGGAACTGCTAATTTTTGTGCTCTAGTTGTAATAGACCACGTTCCAGTTGTTGTGGTTGCAGGCTCATTTAAATCAGTTCCCCAAGTTTCGTCGGATATCTGACAAGTTAATTTTGTGCTAGTTGTATACCAATTTTCTGTTTTGATTCTTAGTCTTACACTATCTCCATTTCTAACTGTGTTATATGCAGTTAAAGATGATGATAATGCACTTGATTTTGCTAAATTAGTTAATGTTACAGTATTTCCACTAATAGCTGTAATCATTCCACTAATATGAGGATTGCCAGAAATTGACATTCCAACAAATAATCCAGTAGTGGAAGAAACATTAGTAATTACTTTTGAATCTTTGGTAATGTTGCCAGTAAATGCTACTTTAGAATTGGCAATATTAACCCATGGACCACCATTAATGGAATATCCACATTCTCCTACGTTCTCAGTAAGATTCTTTGGACCAGTTGTTTCAGCTGAAATAATAATAGGAACTCTTAATTCAATTTGATCAATTAAGAACTCATCTGTATAATAAAATGTGTCTCTTTCAAATTCAAATACATAACTACTACTGAAAGTAGTCGCAGAAGTTGCAGTTCTACCTCTTTGATATTGGAGAACATCATCAAATTCTGGTGTTTTTGCTTCTGGAATTCTAGTTCCAAATAATACCGTATCAATATCAGACGCACCAACTCTTACTTCAACTTCAACTTGAGTGTTCCAAGTCGAAGGAGTTGGGTATCTAATCTCTACTGTATCCTGAGCACCAACTAAAACTCTTTCAGCCATTTATAAGGATAATTCTTTGTCTTTTAGTATTTAGCTATTATTCTGGGATAATTTGAATCCACTTGCCACCGTTAACCCTTACTTCAATCGGTTTATTAGCTTTAATCTCAGCTTTTTGTCCCTCTGGAATATCTTCAAATTTGATTATTTCAGAAGTAAACATTGAATCTGGAGATAAATTAGTTGGTTGATGATCACTAAATCTTTTTCCCATGACTACCTCATTATAGATAATTGTATTTATGATTCATTAGTTTGACATGGACCATCTGCTGGAGGTAGTTCATTAACACCAATGATATTTGGATTCTTCCAGTCTTGCAATCCTGTAGCACTTCTGTTGATTCTTGCTTGTGCTTGAGAAGATTGCTGACTTCTTATATCTGTAAAATCTTTAGTATAAGAAGTAGAAAATTCCGTATCTAATACTCTAACTTGAACACCATATGGATCAGCAAGTTCAATATCTTGTATTGGAACGGGACCATTATTATTACTCAAATATGCAGTTGGAACTGCATCAGTAGTATCAATTTTTGGATATGGGAATGAGATATTATTATCAGTAAAATCTATTCCTGCCTCAGCAACTACTGGTGCTCTAGTTACAACTCTAAAATCATATCGTTTTACCTCACAGTCTCCATCTCCAGTTCCAAATTCTATATACATGTTTCTATAATGTTGCAATCCTCTTTCGTCTGTACAAAATGGTAATGCTTCTGTTTTAATAATAATCGTTTGATTATTTTCTACTAATGAATTAGAAAAACTATCTCCTTGAAAATCTATATCAAATGTTGCACCAGATGATATTTGAACTCTAGTTGGCATATCAATATCTTCAATTCTAACACTTACTTCATATTTTTGACCTGGATTGAGAGGATCGGAAGACGGAATAACAATATCTCTAATACAATCATCATTAAAAACACAACCTTCAACTGGTTGACTTACTTCTCCTCCTGGACCTTTTGCATAGAATGTGAATGTATCACAAGCAGGAGAATTACCTTGCTCTACATTTGATTGTAATAATGAAGTAAAAACTTTAGAGCCATCAGGAACTTTATCTGGTTCTCCATCATCACCAACCCTAACAATTCTAAACATTTCCACACCACCAGAAGTTACTAACCAAACTTCACTTGCGTATTTTGTTTGAAAATTACATGTTAAAGTTTTAGTTGGATCTCCCTGTAAATTATATTGTGTTGGTATTTCTACATTAATAATTTCGGGTTCTTTATAATTTGCTGCTAGATATACAAATCCTCCAGCACCATCACCTCCATCGCCAAGTTTTTTAGTATTGCTGAGATAAAAAGTTGTAGAAGCACATTGAAAGAACAATGGACCGCCATACTGGCTATTAGCTCCAGTTGCAGCAAACAAATCGTCCCATCCATCCTCACTACCAAAAATAATTATTCCAGAATATGAAGTTTTATCATGACCACCAGAATTTCCGCCGCCTCCACCACCATATCTACCTCCATCTTTACCATTTACTCTATAATATCCTTCTGGAGTAGTATCTGCATCTGGTCCTGATTCAAATAATGTTCCGCCTACTCCAGCTCCATTACCACCTGGACCTCCACATATTTTAGCTTCGAGATCTGTAGTATATTCAGTAAACTCCAAACAAGTCCAAACAGCTTGTCCTCCACTATCCCCATCACCTTGCCATTGACTGCAACATGACCAACTAACAGTAAAGTTACCATTTGTTCTACTGCCTGCACCTAATCCAGCAGCACCACCTCCTCTTCCACCACGAGCATCTTTATTATTCGATACAATTGTATCGGTATCTTGACCATTTATTCCACCATCTGCATTTTCAAATCTTCCACCTTCAACTCCAGCAGATATTGTTCCCCCAGTTCCACCACCAGCAACCATTGGAATAACATTTAATCCAGTGCTATAAATTACTTTACTATCTCCGCCATCTTCACCAACACCAATACTCGTAGCACCCTTTCCACCCTTTCCTACCTCATAATCAAGTTCATCGCCCCTATTTACATCCCAAGTTTTGTAGCACCAAGCACCACCACCTCCTCCACTGGCAGCATCATCTGGAAAAGCTTCAGGAGAAGCATGAGATTTTCCGCCGCCGCCACCACCACCAACAGCTTCTGAATAAACCTCAATAACAGCAAATGGAACTCTAAGTGTTCCAGTTTCATTTTCTACATCCGAAAAAAATTCAATATCTTTTGATGTATCGTAAGTTGGATTTTTATTCCAGGTTGCCATTTTAGGATTTTTTAAGTATTTATTCTTGGACGTTGTATGCAGTTAATACTGTATTATTCAAACGAATTCTAATTTGATTTGGATTTGCTGGAGAATGTGTAGTTCCAGCTCTCAATTTAATAGAAGATATATCCATATCCCTAAGAATTCTTCTTTCTGTTGGATCTATTACATAAAAATTATTTGGTTCAACAAAAGGAATTAATTGTTTTTGAGAATCTGACGTTCCTGGAGGAATTACTCTAACTTCAACTGGAGACGTTATATGACCTTCAGAAAATGATTTAATATTTGTTCTGACTTGTGGACCATTTGGGGTAACTAATTCAATAGTTTCAGTTTCTGTAGATGGTATAGTTGTAATTAAATACTCAGTTGGAGTTATATCATCTTCAGTGTCAATATCTGGATAAGGGAAAGCATCTATTGCATCGACCGCATCAAAATCAACTGCTCTTATACTTGGATCTCTTCTTCCTACATTAAAGGTTTTTCTTATTGGTCCTATATCAATAACATATTGTTTAATATTAGGTTCTCCAAATTCATTTGTGCTAAATGGAGGTGGACTGAATTTAATATAAATTTGATCTCCAGGATCTACTGTTGTAGAAGTAGAAAAGAATGCTGGATCATTTTGAATTGATATTGTAAAGTCTCCATTAGGTGAACTAATAGATGTCTGCATATCAATACCAAAAATATTACCAAGTAATCTTGTTTCTTCTTCGTCACCATCAATATCTAAAAAACTAGGTATTTCATAAAATTTACTTTCTCCTTGCTGAAAATACTCAAATTCATTATCATTTCTAACTTCAACACTAATAGTTTGCGTCTGAATATCAGTTGGAACATAACCAATTGCAGTTATTGTATAAGATTTTGTTGCAGGAGAATTTGATGGAAATGTTGACTGCAAATAAGTTTCTACAAGTTTAGATGCTACGGTAGTAACATCACCAACATTATTATCGATTAAAATTTGCTTGGCATTTTCAATATCCCAAGATAAATTAATCTTACTAGTCGGAACTAGCGGACCTCCAGGCTCAGTAAAATTACTAGATTCAAATGAATTTATAGTAACATATGCATATTCATAACCAGTCCATTGTGCCGCAACAGCAGATGGTCCTCTATCTGTATTATTAGCAACTATTGTAATTCTATAAACTTTATCTTTTTCGTATAATCTATTAGTTGTTGTTATTGGAGCAGTAGATTCCGAAGATAATGTAAATTCATAAACTCCATCTATGTAAAAATATGCATCTCCATCTGCACTGGTTTTAAATTTTTGTTTTCCAGAATCTGAAAATTTAATATCAAATGTATAAGTTCCGCCATCATCTATTCCATAATCTCGCAAAAATGTAGAAAAATTTCCATCATTGCCAGTGGCAGAAGCATAAGCGGAAGCAGTATCAAATCTTGGTGATCTTGTTGACCAACTTGAATCTGTTATGACAGGCATAGGATTAAATTTTTATGATATACTCTACTAAAATGTAGGGAGAAATAGCATCATCTAATTTTTTTAAATTTTCTGTTGTTACAGTAACAGTGCTTGTTAATCCTTCAGGTGAAATATCTTGAGATCCAAAAGAATATGCTAAAGTATTATTTACTGGATCTTTGTAATTAACTGAACTTGGTAAATTAATTGGGTGATTATGGAAAACGGTTCCAGATGCTCCTTGCGGAAAGTCTACGGTTACTAGATTGTTAGATCCTTCTGTTTGACCTTCATTATCTCCATTACCACCAGAGTCTCCACTATTATCATTAAATCTACTATCATCCCAGTTACCAAGATAAGAAAATACCCCAACATCTGCATTATGACCATGACCTTGGAAGTTATCTTCTGTTAAAGCATCATTATCGGTAAACCCAGTATCTGTTCTAAAGATTGGGAATCCAGTAAATTTGATACCACTTTGTCCAATTACTGTAAAATTGCCAGAATATGAAATAGTTTCATCGTCTCCAATTAAAGACTGAACTTCTACTTCACAACCAACTTTTCTTGTTGTTCCATCACTTTCTAATGTAAGATTTAAATACTGACCAGATGCCAAAGAAATTCTAGCATATTTTGATCCTAGATCAGGTAATTGAAATTCATCTTCCGCTAAATCATCTGGAACTTTGGCAAAAACACAATTTGATCCTGTTCCTAGTACAGATGCTAAAGAAGGATATACGCTAGCTTTTAAAATATCTCCATTACATCTTAAAAATCCTGCTGGTAGGAGTCTTTTCCAAGTTTCTTCGCCTGGATTATTACCAAAAGGTAATTCAATAGTAAATGGCAAAATAGTTCCAGTAACTCCACCAAATTTTGCTTTTTCTTTAGTATAATATGCCATTTTAGTATGCTCGTATTAAGTGAATGACTGCCAATGAAGGGGATGGAACATTATAAGTTATCTGGAAAGCATTTTCTACATTATCTGGAATTACATCAGGTCTTACTCTAACTGTTACAGATGGTTTTATTTGTAATCCACTATCATCATATATGATATTAAAAGAACCATTGTGATCATGTGGTAAAATAACATCATTGACTGATGGATCAGTAATGCTTTCTTTATTATAAGCTAATCCTGCTGTATTATATAGAGTTTGTGTATAACCAAGTAATCCTTCACTATCGCCAGCTGCAGATCCACCATCATCGAAATTTGGTGTTTTTTGTAGTTCAGGATCATCAGAAAAAGGAACTCTAGTATCAATTCTAAATTCTCCCGTATCCAGCAATTGGACCAAGTTATTATTAACGGTTCCTCCAGCATTTCCACCAGATACATTATTTTGAGCATCTCTTAAATTAGCACCAGACCATGGCTTAGTAAACCAATCTTTACCAACCCCATGACTATTAGCTGCTGTTGCAATCAATCTATTTCTTCTTGGTATATCAGCACTACCATCAACAATTGCTAAAGCATATCTACCAACTCCAGGTTGAAATGGAGTTGTTAAGTTAACATTTTTTTCTGTTCCAGATGATCCAGATCCTTCTGTTACTTCCCAAGCACCAGACCAAACATTACCAACATCCTTCAATTCTGGAGATTCTTTTGTATCATCTTCTCCTAGAAAAGCATTAAATCCTCTTTCCCAAGTCCAATATTCAACAACATCAATTTCTGCGTTTTGCCAAATGCCAGCACCTCTTCCTGGTGAAGTGGTCGAATCTGATTTATTTATTGTTCTATAAGATCCACCGTGATAATGTTGAGGAAAATGCTGTCTAGAAAGTTTTCGTCCAACTACATATACAGGTTTAATTTCAAAACCATTAATAATACTTTGACCAGAAATAGTACCGTTAAAAAATCCATCACCAACAGATGTAACTAGTATTGTTAAATCATTAACTCCAGTTACTCCACCGATAGACTCAAAAGCATTACCTGGAATAGTCAAAATATCTCCAGCTGCATATCCCTCTCCACCATTTTCTCTTCTAATTTCAACTGGTCCTGGACTAAGAGTATCTGGATCTCCTGCGCCAATTACAACTCTAAAAGTGGCTTTTTCATCATTTGTTCCAGCAGAACCACCCTCTGCTTGTATATTTGTAAATGAAGTTGTCTCTGTAATATATGGAGGTGGTTGAGAATTATCAACATCAAGTTCAACCCCAGATACAAATCCATCTGGATCTGGAGTATAACTAAACAATAGATCGGTAATAGCAAAAACGACTGTTGGAGCAGATAAACTCCCATCTCCGTCATCAGAAATAAAATCATTTTCAACTGTTAATACATTAAGTGCTTCTAAATTATCAATAGCAGCTGGTCTAGGCACGGACTCTCCATTTACAAGAGTATCAGGAGTGTCACTAAAATATTGAACATCAATATCTGCTAATCCTCTTTGATTTGTTGGTGGTAATCTAAACGTTCCTGTATAATTTGGGAATGACCCTCCAAAATTAGTGCCACCGTAAGAATCTTTTAAAATTCTTGCTAGCAACGGATAATCTTCAGAATTTAATTCAGCACCATTTGCCAATAACCATCCTTTTGGAATTCTTGTCAATGGTCCTACCCATGGTTGCACTGAGCCAATGGGTAGTGCTTTCATTGTTCTAAGTTCTGAATATCTTGCCATTTTAGATTTCTACTAACCACCAACCTTGTAAACTATCTGAAGCACCTGTTCCAGTGCCATCATAATTAAATGCTCCTAAGTATACTAGTCCTAAACCAGCATTTGGAGTTTGAACCACCAATTCTCCGCCACCATAACCATCTACAGTTACCTGTCCAGATTGTGTAGTATCGCCTTGAATTGC